AGGAGAGATTAACCGTATTAACCCGGTCTTGGTTGACCTGATGAAGTCTAAGGGAGTATACAGTGACGAGACAATCAATCAGATTATCAAGGACAATGGTTCAGTACAGCTAGTCGATTGGCTAACTGATGAAGAGAAGGCTGTATTCAAGACTAGCTTTGAGATTAACCAAGAAGTGTTAGTCAGACTGGCTAGTGCAAGGCAGAAGTATATCTGTCAGGCACAATCACTAAACTTGTTCTTCCCTAGTGATGTACCTGAAGCAGAGATTAGCCGTATACACAAGCTCGCGTTCAAAGATAAATGGATAAAATCGCTATATTATCTAAGAAGCGAGGCAGGTGTACGTGGCAGCAGTGGTGAATGTGTAGCATGTGAAGGTTAGTTACAAGGGGCTAGGTATTCTAGCCTCACCCTCACCAACAACTTTTTCTTTTTCTTGTTGGGCACTACTGTCAGTAGGAAAGGACTGTAGTAAATCTTGTAAGTAAGCCCTATCAGCCCTCATTTGAGCTAATGTAGCCACAGTATAGCCGCCAGCAGCCTGAATAGTTTTTATTGACTTATCTATATTTCTAATAGCAAAAGCCAATGTTTTTTTAGTTTTAGGGCTTGCGGCTGCTTTCCATGCCATAGACCCACTTAGATAAACAGCAGTACCCAAACCAAGACTAGCTGCTAACCCAAGACCAGCTTCACTGTGTACCCCATACGTAATAGTACCTACCAAAGCTAAGGGTGTTGTTGGTATAGATAGGCCAGTTGTTCTTTTAACGTTTTGTATAGCCCTGCCTAAAACAGTTGCTGCCTCTTTTCGTACTTTATCGTCTAAAAGACTGCCAGCACTCAGCAACAAACTTTGACTTTTCAAAGACTTTTTAACACCAGAAGACGGAGAAGATATAGATATTTCATCGTTTATATGTTTTCTCGAAACTTCCAATACGGATTTAAAACCAGCTCGAACACCATCAACATCAAAAGCTTTATTTCCCTTCATATCCCTAGCCCACTCATCTAACTCACGCCTTGCATCTAAAAGACCCCTCGGTGTATTAGGATATTTATCTAATAGCTCCTGTAGTTTATTTATGAACATTGGCGCATGTTTGTCAAAGCCAAGTGTTTTAGCTTCCGCACTACTTTCTATTAAGTTCTTTATTTTTGTTTTTAATCCTGCCATAACTAAGGGTTGGTCAATAGGTTCAAAGGGCAAAGTTTCTAAATCTTTTTCAAGTTTTTGTTTTTCTAACTCTGCTTGTTTGTACGCCTTATCCCTTACTACAATACTAGAACTTTTAGGGTTAAAGTTTAGTTCTCCCAATCTTTTTACAACTTCCATTTCGTAAGGACTTAAAACAGCTTTACGAGTTCCACCAAAAAGACCTCTTTTTTCTACCTCATAAGCCTCTTTAAGATTGTCAGGGGATAGTAGCTGAACAGCTCGTTTTTCTCTTCTGTTTGTGATTTGATTACCTGCCGCGTCTTCCAATTTATTAGATATGACATTAAGCCAAGTTGGTGATGTGTCATAATTTATGTTTTTAGGGCTTCGTGGGGCAAATAAAGAGGCAACATTAACTGCCGCACTTATATGCTGTGCAGCATTTGGGTTAGTTAATTCAAACTCTTTCCACGCTTTCGCGCCTTTATTAATAGCCTCTAAACCACGTTGACCATTTTCTGTGTTTAAAACTACATTCCAACCCTCAAGAAATTTTTGTTTGCCAGCGTCTTCTAAGTTGTCAGGTATGGCGACACTTATTCCGTCTATAACAGACTGAAGCACCTGACCACTAACGTCTAAAACACCACCAACAACTTCTTGCGTTATAGATGACGGTAGGCTATTTGTTGAGTACAGGTCATTTGGGTCATCAGCCCTAGCTACATCTTTTAAAAAGTTATTAACTCTATTTGCTAAATTTGTTTTAGCAGTTTCTTGTAAGTTTGTGGCGTAGTTTTTTGCCTTACTTACGGCGTTATTATTTATGAGCGATGTATCACCCATCGCCATTCTTTCTGTGTTACTATAAATAGGGTTATCAATTTCTTGTCCGAAAGCATTAGTAGCGGTCGCTTGCTTTTGTGTCTCAAACAGTTCAAAAAGTTGTTGAGCCGTAGAATTAGCAGGGGCTGTTACAATACTACCGTCCTCCATTTCAAATTTAGACGGTCTACTATTATAAATGTTATTCATATCTTCTGCGGTAGAACCTTCGGGTACTTCGATTATTTCACCATCGCCCATTTCTACTTTTATATTTTTAGGTAACATTTTATCAATTCCCTCCTGCTGCTTGTGCTGCTAGTTCCGCCTCTATTCTTTCTCTTTCTATAACCTCACTGATTTTTATAGGTGGTTTTTCTGCTCCAGCATTAGGAGTAGTTATACTATACCCCTGTTTTTTGTTATAGTCATTAATGTCGTTAGTTATCTCACCTAATACGTCCATTTTATTTGCAAACTTTGATAATTGAGCATCTAAGTCCATAGGAGCAATACCACGATTTTCTTCAATAAGTCTTACTTGCTCGTCATTGATGGCTTTTTTATAGTTATGTACTTTTTCATATGCTCTTAAAATAAGCATGTTACCTTCTGCAGTTTTTGATAACCCCGGAACGGAAGCTTTTAAGAAATTTAAATCCTTGTTTGAAGTAGAACCAGTTAGACCAAGACCACTATCAGGATTACGCAGTATAAGTGCCATTTTGTTTGTAATAGATTCAAAGTATTGTGCTTTGTCTAGACCTACAGTCTCAACGCCTAATACATCAAGAATTCTTTTAACTTGATTTATAGCACCTGCACCCAAGCCAGTTTTTAACTTACCTTCTTCAAATAATTTTATAGCTTCTTTAACTTCTTGGTACTGTGTTGTACTTAATTGGAATTGTTTTGCTCTATCTTTAGCACTAATCTGCGCTAATTCTATAGCTTTCTCTCTACCTTTTACGTCTGAAGGTGCTATCTTGCCGTCCATTAAGGCATCAAAAGCATCATTAACATTGCCTTCATTAAAAAGCTTCCTAGTATTTTTCAGACTTTCTGGCGTGTAATCTTCGCTATTCACATTCAGTGATGTAAACCAAGCCCCATAAGAGTTAGGTTTATTATCTTTGGGGTTTTCTGCTATTAGCTCACCCGTTTCTTGGTCAACTAATATCGCGCCGTCTGCCAAAGTAACACCTCCTTTGCCTTTCTTTGCTCTTTCTGCTGCTTCTTCTTTAGATTTTGCTATCTGTAACATAGCACCACCTCTTTCAAAGTCGTCCAAGCTAAAGAATTTATTAGCTAACGTATAGTATGACGAAGCATCATCAGTGTCTTTAACTGATTCTAGTTCCGAAAGTACACTATCAATACCCTGTGCCCTAAGCATCTCGTCATCAGGACTTTTTTCCTTTGACATTTGACCTAGTTTACTACCAGCACCAATAGCTAAGGTCTGCAACAAACCTTGAAAACCAGTGTCAGTTTCGGATAATAGCTTTTGCAACCCCTTTTGATTTTCTAAGGTACGTTGTTGTGCTAATTTTTGAGCAGCCCCACCTTTAGACATCATGCCTTTTAAAACCCCCAGAGACGAGCCATCTTCTACTTGCTCTGTTTGTAAAGGGGCAGTAGTAGGAGCAGAAGTACCCTGTGAGTATTGCTGCTGTGCGGTTTGTAATAAACTTGGTATATTTTGTGCCATTATTTTTCCTTATCGTATAACTCTAGGGTCTTTACCATATACGCCGTAGTCGTTAGCGTTAAAAGTGGTGTTTCCTACATGTCCGCCCGCACTTGCGAACGGATTGCTAAAACCCCCACCACTCGCTAGGTACGCCTCCGCACCAGCCTGTAGTAACCCTTTAGTCCCAGCAGTACCACCACCGTAAGGTGTACCAGAAACCATGCCACCACGGATTTGTTCCATTTTTAAGGCAGCTAGTGCAGCGTTACGACTTTGTTCATCTAAACCTAATGCTTGATTTAACATACCAGACTGACCAACACCTAATTGCTGGAGGTAGTTTTGTCGGTTAGCTTCGTTTTGTTGGAAAGCAGATAAGGATTGATTAAACAACTGATTGCCTTCTTGCATGGCAGCAGCCCTAGACCCAGAGTACAGGTCAGTCATTGCTTGGCCTTGCCCTTTTGCTAAACCAAAGGCATCAGGATTAACCATGCCTCCACCTGTGCCAGCCCCTGCTGCATCACCAGATAGCATTAGACCCATGCGACCTGAGCCGAATAAGTTATTCTGTAGTTGATTTTGTTGTTGTGCAAACACTGGATTTAGTACGTCCATGCCTGCATTAAAATAACTTTGCGTAGCCTGTGCAGGGTCAAAGTTATAATTAAAATCAGCAGGTCGGTTCTGTAGCTCTTGTAGCTGTAGCTGTAGCAATGGGTCAACAGCATCTAGCTGTCTATTCATTATGCCAGCTAATCTAGGGTCGCCAGTATTTTCTATACCAAAATTACTTTGGTCTTTATCAATACTAATTTGCGTATCGTACAGAGGACTAGTAAAACCAAAAGGCTTCATAAAAGCATTTGGATTTTGCGTTGCTGCTTTAGGGGCTTTACCGCCCAACGCGCCTGTTACACTTTTTACTACACCACCCATTACGTACTCTCCTTAATCCATACAGGTCTATCCACACCGTCAAGACACTCTATAGTTTTATAATAATTAAAACCGTACATTTCTAAAAACCTCTCACTTGGTCTTTCGTTATTTTCAACATTACGAAGTACATATAAAATCTTATATTTATTAATTAATTTATTTACTTCTTTAGCTATTTGTTTCTTTGTAGTCTTGCTCCAGTTATAAACTGTGCAATGTATAAATTGTTTGCCATTCACTTCTTCTAAACTCATATTAAATCTATTTGTTTTAGCTACAGTTTTCATTAAGCTGTGCGCTTCCACATATATACTGTAATGTATGGTTGTAAGTTAGCGTTAGTACCATCACCAGTACCTTGACTACCTGTAGTACCAGACACACTGTGAGTATGAGTAGGTGCTTCACTTGTTAAACCATTAATTGCAACAGTGTCAGATGCAGTATTGACTGTAGCTGAACGCGAGCCGGGGTCGTAGTTTCTAGCAGGGTAGTTACTATCAGTCATAGTTTCACCACTAGCATCGCCATTATGAGAGAAGTGAGTGTGCGCTCCTTCTGCTCCTGTAGTAGCACTAAAGCTATGAGTGTGAGCTAGGTTAGCTTGGTTAGCACTACCACCAGTTTCTTCTAGTGTATCAAATGCTGCGTTACCACTATCTAAACCTACTAGTACGCGACCAGCAGCGTAAGCTGCCCATGTGCCAAAGCCTAGTAAAGTAGCTGGGTTAGTGGATACAGCAGCGTTACTGTAGATAGAACCCACTGGGTATACCGCAGCCATAGCAGCTTGTACGAAAGCAGTGGTAGATAGTTGTGTACTGTCCGTACCAAAACTAGCTGTAGGTGCAGTTGGTGTACCTGTAAGTGCAGCATTATTTTTATCTGCTTTAGAGTTTACAGCTACCTGTATCGAATCAAACTCGTCATCAATCTCTGTACCTTTGACAATCTTGTTAGCGTTACCAGTAGCCAGTGCATCTTTAGCTGCAAAGTCTGTGGTTTTAGAATAGTTACTCATTAAATAATCCTACCTTGTTTAGCGTAAACGTCTAGTTTTTGGACGCTTAGTAATGCGCCATCGATTGTTGTTTCAATACCTAGTTGTACTATTGAGCCTGTACCTGCTACTGATTGGTCTAGTCTTTCTAGTGCTATTCCTGACTTGTATTCAGCTACAGTTGCTGCATTAGCTCCGTACTCAGCTACTCCATACTCAGATACATCTGATTGGCTTAAAGTAAATGAAAAGCTAAAGTAGTTAGTAGTGTAGTCAAAACCACACTTTAAAGTAAATGCTTGGGTTGAACTACCAATAGCTGTAACTGCCGCACGTTTTAATAACTTGTTAATGTTAGGTTGGTCAAAGTCAAAGTGGTTAGTAAAGTAGGACATCAGATAGCTACTGCCGTTATCGTTATAGCCTTCGTACTCTGCAATACCATTAACTTGTGTTACGTACATCGTCTTAGATGTAGCGTCATACACGTAGTCAGTATGGTCTAAGTTATTCCAAGTAGTGCAACGTAATGAAGCATCTTCTAATGTACCACGAGTATCAAATACAAATATCTCTTTAGCCTCTGGTAAACTAATTAAGTAAAATGCTGCCTCCGGGAAGTAGCAAGACTTAATTAAACTTGAATTACTTTCCCTGTTTACAATGTCCATAAATGTATCTCGTACATTCTTAGACAAATCATTCATTGGCTGTGACTTCTCTTGGACAGTACGTCCTAGTGAACGTAAACCAGTAGCCGATAAAAAGATAATATCATCACCTGTGTTTTGTATACTGTCACGAGCGATACAACCCATACCACTAATTACTTCCACTAACTGTAAAGTATTTACATCAAAGCTGGCTTGAAAACTATCAGCGTCAGCAAAAATAATAATATGGTTTTTACAGAATACAATTAGCCTACCGTTATGCTCACCTAAGCCAGTAATAATATCTTGGCCTTTAGGTAGTATGCCACTAATGTTTAGTGTGCCAGCACTGCCTGTATTCCACTGTGCGCCATTTAGTAAGTTACTAAAGTAGACTGTAGTCTTGTTATTTGTAGTATCAGCAGCCCATAGACGACCAAAGGCAGACATAACAATATCTGCTGCTGGTGCTGTACCAGTGTAGTCAGCATGTTGGTCTATTGACTTAAATTCGTTTGGTGTAGTTTCGTTAGTGTAATACAGTGGTTTGTAACCACGTTGAAAGAAGTAGGCTCTGTCGTTTAACGTAGCACTAGACCAGTTACCAGCAGTAATAGTATCAGTGGTAGTTGGTGTACGTTCCGTTAATGTAGATAGTCCTGTGTAAAACTTAGTAGCACTCCATGATACTAATGTGTTAGTACCAACTATATCTAAGAATGGGTGCATACCCAAAAGGTTAGTGCTAGTACCACCTGAGCTAGTACGATACAGCCAGCCTTTACGTGCGCCTAGTCTACCAAACTCATCAATGATGCAGTTGTTAGCCTCTAGTGCAAAGCTAGGATTATTAGCTACACTACTCTCTTGGGTATTTAAACCTAAGAAAGCGGGAGCTACTAGTGATGCTGTTACTAAAGGTTTAGCCATTACACTGTACTCACTAGGTAAGGTGTTTCTTCAAAGGTTAGGATACAAGATACGCCTGTAGAACCTGCATCACCTGTAATACTATAACCAGATTCCAGCATTACATAGCCACCATCTTGCTTTAATTGCACAAAGTCTCCAGAGCCTAAAGACTTAGAACCTAATACAGTAATAGTTTCATCGTTTTCAATCTTAAGATGCACGTCACTAATTGTAGAACCTGTACCATTAGACACAAAAGCTAGTATCCACTTAGCTCTAACGTTGTCTGGCACTGTATAAAGCACTGCGTTAGTAGTAGGTAAGTTCTCTACTAGTACTGTTCTAGCTTTCATACCAGATAGTCTCCTCTGGATACTTGGCAGCGTCTAAACTAATAAAGTCATTTAATGACGTAGTAGCTCTAGCATAAGCAGACACAGGATTAATACCACCATCTTCGCCACGTTCCTCTACGGCCATAGCGTAGGCTAATAACTCAATAGGCTTAGTAGGTATAAGGATAGTATCTGAATCATCAGACAAATCACCTGTACGTTGGACTACGTTAAATCTTAGCTCATATACACCATCAGGTATTGGGTACACATCTACTAACGTGTCACCATCTGCACTGATACCATTAAAGTTATAGTAGTACGGTGAGCCTGTTTGTGGTGTACTGTTTAAGAATAATTCATTAAAGTGATGTGAGCTTTTGTGCTTCATGAATACATCATCAGTGTCGTTAATAACATCGAGTGTGGTAAGTCTACTAAGCGTACCATTTAACTCATAGTTAAACACAGTTGACGATGTAGTTACTGTTAAAGTGTTACGTAGTGCTGACCAACTCCAAGCAGTTTCTACTGACTCCTTAGCGTCATTAACAAGTACAGCAATTAACGATGAGTAAGTAGACTCATTAACCGTAGCTACCGTTCGTTCTCTTAACCGTTTTAATATATTGTTTACTACTTCTAAGTAAGTCATAGAATATTATACCATATTTTGGTGGTAATGTAAAGTATTACCATTTGGATTTGTTAGCCCAGTAAGCTGCTGACATCTTACCTTTAGCTATGTTCTTTGCGTGTCTTGCTTTAAATGATTTACGTTTAGCCTTCATGCGGTCAGACTCACCAGCTTTAGGTTTACCTGCTGTACTAGCTCCTTGCTCACCAAAACGAATGGTCTTAATCTTGTCGCCTTCTTTGGCTACTACTACGTGTGACTTCTTAGGGTGGTTAGGTGTACGTTTAGGCTTGTTGTAACCTGATACACCTGCGTTAGTTAATCGTGAATCTTTCTTTTTAGCTGCCATTATTTATATCTCTTTGTCAGTCTAGTGTAAGGATAAACTTTATCTCGCCACTTAGCTGTAACGTCTTGTTGCTTCTTACCCATAAAGAGTAATGTCCAAACAGGCTCATCACAATGTACTCTATGGTACTCGTCACTCCTTACTACGTTAATAAACTTAGAGTGCCTAGTAGTAACAAGTCCTGCTACTTCTACGTCTTCCCAATAACTACCTACTAGTAAGAAGGATACAAAGTTACCTTCGTGGTTATGGTATATCTGTTCTATTGGATATATTTTACTAAGTAG